CATCGCGCATCTGTAAGGACACGTTGTTGGCTAATGGCTGACCTAGCACATGAGTCGCTACCCAGCGAAACGTGTAATCTGGATCAGGTGTCGGATCGGGCAGGTTGCTCGGTGGTACGTATACCGTACGAGCAGATTTATCGCGTGACTTATTGTCACGATTTGAGCGGTCAATAGTTTCAGCCATTTCAGTTCTCCAACTTTGCTACTTGAGCAGCGTATTGCTGCGGGGTTAAACCAAATTTTTTCGCTAACGCTACTTGCGTTTGAGTTAGCTTAATTTTTCCTGCACTCGTAGAACGAGATACAGAGGCAACCACTGTCGTAGGTCGTTTTTGAACCTCACCAGACCTTGGCTTGTCAGTTGTCTGCCCGAATAAATCAGGAAACGTTGACTTCATGCGACCATCAATTTGGTCGAAATATTCAGCAGAGCGGGGATCCACTCCGTTTGAGACTAGTTTCTGATGCAGCCCTAGTGCGTAGCTGGTGTATTCTTCAAACCCTTGCTGTCCGAACCACTGGTTTTTTGCCTGCCAGCGCAGAGTTTTTTCGTCCGGTTCAACCCTTGAAGGTTGGGTTTGTTGTGTTTGTACCTCAAAATTATCTTCCTGTAAAGGGGTAGGCCGATAATTTTTTACTTGTTCTGCACGGATCTTTGCATCCGTAACTTCTTCTAGGGCGGCAACGATTGCGTCGTTGTCAAAAGCTTCCTGTGCTGCCCTGAGTTTGCTACGTGCTGTGGCCAACTCGAATTCGGCCTTACCTTTGGCCCCCTCAATGATGGCTTCTTGTCCTGTGTAGACGTTTTGTTTGAGGCGTTTGTTTTCCTCAATTAACTGTTGTGCAAGACGCTCAAGCTCTTGCTTTTCACGCATCGTCGCTTCTTTGATACGGCGCTCGTCGTGACGGGCGTGGGTCAACTCTTTAATGCGTCCTTTGACTTTTTCAGAATAAGTCTCGATTTCTTCGTCGGTAGGATCCAACACTTCGCGGTCTAAAGGCTTGCGGCCTCTATCACGCTCAGGCGTATCGTCTTCGATTTCAATCTCTACTTCGCCTTCGCCTTCTATTTCAAACTCAACTTCGGCGGTTTTTTTGTCCTCAATTTCATCGGGGAACTTGTACTGTTCAGCCATATTCTTCCTTTCAAGCGCGGGTCAGGCCGCGAGGGTCTTGCACAACAGCATCAACTTGGTCGTCGTTGATGAGACGGAACTCCTTGCCAAAGATCTTAAATCTTGTACCGGAGTAAGTACGTACTAACACGAAGTCGCCCTCTTTACACCATGCTCCGTTGGGAAACTTGGCGGTGTCGTTGTACGCATCGGGGCCAACTTTTAAAACAAACAACACAGTGGTTGCCGTTTCTTCTTGGCGCATAAACTCAACTGGTTTATACAGATTTGATCCTGCAATCTTCTCGTCGACATCTGGCACAGCGCAAAGAATCTTCCAACCTGTTGGGGTGGGAAGTTGCGTGGCTTTCATTTCGTCTGAAGCTTCAGGCTCGGGTGCATCTAAAGATTGGATGGGTTCAGGCAGTGCAAAAGCACCGGGGGAGAGATCAAGATCACTCATTGGATTCTTCAACTTTCTGTGCAAGGTCAAGTAGATAACGCTCTGCGAGGGCTAGACCCTGAATAATCCCGCAGAGTTTTTGGTACTCTTCAAAAGTACGACACGAACCGCCAGCCAAGTCATCGGCATAGTTGTTCATGTCAGTGCGTATTTTTTCACGTAATACGCGTACGAAGTCTTGAATCATGATTTAGGCTCGCGTTGTTTGCTGCTATTTGAGAGCGCAGCAGTACGCGCTTGTAAATCCATCTGGGCTTTACTCTTTGCGATGTCAGCACCAATTTGGATGCCAGCACGTTCTTGTTCAAACTGTTGCTTGAATTCGCTCTCTTTGATTTGCGCACCTGTGCGAAGAGCTTCCAACTCCAGTTTGCCGCTGACTTCTTGCTCTTTCAAAGCCTGTGCATCGGCTTTGGCTGCAGCGTCCATCATGATCTTTTGTTTCTTCAACTCTAGCTCTTGGCCTTTGAGTTGGAGTTCTTGCATCTGTATCTGCATGATCGGGTCTTGCATCTGTTGTTGTGCCTGCATCTGCGCAGCCTTGGCTTTGTTCTGCATCATCACTTGGTTGGCCGCTTGAGCCATCATGCCGGACAACGCGATCTCGACCTGTGGTGGCAACTTCTCGTCTTCGGGAGGCAAAGGCATACCCAACTGCTGCTCGATCTGCTGGCGCATCTGGTAACCGACGTGCTCTGCAATGTGTGCAGTGATCGCACCCATGATCTTGGGAGCCTGTGGGTTTTGGCCAATGAACTGCATCATCATCGGGTCTTGCATCAGCATCATGTGTACTTGGATATGCGCTGCGTGATCCTGATGTAAGAACGCCTTAAGCGGTTTACCCTTAAGCGCATTCTGGTTCTCCTGCACTGGGTCAATTGGCTTCTGATCGTCTTCAATCGGCACAAGCTTCTCAGCGTTCTTGATGCCCAAGACATTGAGCATGCCTCTGTGGAGTTCTGGCAAGTTGTAAATGTCCGGAGCCATCTGCGCCATCTGAATGACGGCTTGATACTGGATAACGCGCTGAGACATGGTCGCAGCGTTGGGGTCTGACACGGGGATAACGTCCACCAAGTCATAGTCGGCTTTCTTGGCTTTGCGAGTGCCGTACTCGGGTGTGTATGTGTAGTCTGGGTCGGTGTAGTCACGGATGATGTTCTTCAAGAGTTTGAACTCTTGCTTCAATGCAAAGTGCACACGAGCCTGCACCGCAGTCATCACTTTTAACTGACGCTCCAAGAGAGCCAGCGTTGTGCCCACGGGCGCGTTTGCGCTCATATCAGACACTTTCATATCCGCCGTTGCTGCAAAACGTCGGCCTTCGTCAACAATTGTCTGCATTAAGTTAAACAACGTAGCGCTTGGCTCCTTGTACGGGAGCGGCAAGATGTTGTCACGGATCGTGCCCGAGCCAACGTCTACATCACGGAACTCTCCGGGTGCGATTGGTGTGTCGTCACCTTTGATTCGCAGGCCGCGTGTCTTGAGTCCACCGGGCAGATTGCTGAGTGTTCCTGCATCGACAAGCTGGCGCATGAGGGACGTAGCGGATTTAGCAAAGCCTCCGATAAGATGGAACAGCCCGAAGCCGTAAGCTCCAAAACCCGGAATATATTGGTAGTGAACGAAGTGCTGGCGCTTGAGTCTGAGGTCATCTTCTTCCTTCCAGTTGCGGCGGATTGACAGGATGTCGTTAGAGCCTTTAATCAGCGTGACAACGTACGGTAGCATGATGCCGGTCTCTTCACCAGAGTCGTCTTTGTCTTCGTAACCTTCAAGGTTCAAGTCAACGTGGCACTCATACAGGGTGTAGCGGTCGTCGTTCAAATCACTAAAGCCTGTCTCTTTGTCCTTGGCTTTCTGAATGTCTGTCAAGTCTCTGGGCGCATCAGGCAACTCAACGTCAATGTAAAAACCTGCTTGCTGAAGCTTGATGATCTCGTTCTTGGTCTTGCGCATGACGTGCGTGATGCGATAGCAAGTATCCAAATCCGTTGTGCCGTACGGCAGATACATGTCTTCCGCAGGAATAAACATAGACACTTGACGTCCCAAATTGGGATCATAGTAGACCTTTTTAAACGCTGAGCCTGTGGCTGGCAATGACCAGAGCATGCGCTCATGTTCAGCGCGGTACTCCGTCATGACCTCCGTCAACTCGTAGTTCATGTCGTCTTCAACGTTAGACGCAACTTCTTTCATCTCTGGCGTTTCTTTGCCGATGAGTTTGCTACGCACAGGGCCTCGGGCTGGGAACGTTTCGGTGATTGTCTCTGCTTGGAAGCGCACAACCGCTTCTGTAATCATGGGGTGGAACACACCACAAGCGCCATTCCACGGCTCTGTGCGCTCTTCGATCTGCAGGCCCAGCAGCTTCAGACCATCAACGTACGTCTTCTCCCAATCCTTGCGGCCATTCTTGTCGTTGTCAATGTCAGACACCAAGTCACCAGCTAGCGACTGCAAGGCACCACTCTTTATGTACTCGGCCAAGTTGTCATCAAAGCCTTCTTCATCGGGGTCTTCTTTGCCAATGGTGATCTCAATGCCATCCATACCAATGGTGACTTCTTCGGGATCAACGATCTCGATCTCAAGGGGGGACTCTTGTTCGCCCAGCGCGTCGATGCCCATGGGTTGTTGGTACAGAGCTTTGTCGATGTTCGTTGCCATGTGTGTTCCTAGTAGTATTCGTGTTTCCTACGGCGAAAGATTTCAAGCTCATCTTTCTCGTCGGTGTCTAGACTGATAAAGCCGCCTTGCCTAAAGCGTAGCAGCGCCTGTGTTGTCGTATCCACGTAGTCGTCGTGCTCCCCAACTGGGAACGCGGCCACTTCTTCAATCACTTCCCGTGCCCAGCGTGTGTCGGGTGCCCAGACTTTACCACTGCTAAATAAATCTGCAACCGCGTTCAT